TTTTGTTGCTGCGTCTTGGGAGCCAGAAGGATCGCCAAGACCCGTAATGCGGTTTGTGCCCATCGCAATGGCGCCAGACATAGTGCCGCCAGCCAAAGACAATTTAAGGGCGTCTGCGGTATCGACGTAGGTCTTGGTGGCCGCGTCTTGCGCACTGGTTGGATCACCCATGCCGGTGATCTTGTTGGTGCCCATTGCAATGGCGCCGGACATAGTGCCGCCAGCCAGCGCCAGCTTCAGTGCGTCAGCAGTGTCAACGTAGCCTTTGGTCGCCGCGTCACCCGCGTTAACAGGTGTCGCCAGATTGATGATGGTGTTGGTCGTGCCAGCATCCATGTCCAGCGTGCCGGAGATGGTGATGTTGTTGAAAGACGACGTACCGCTTGAAGCAGTAATGTTGCCGGTCACGTTGCCGGTTACGTTGCCAATTACGGCGCCTGTGTGCGTGCCAGTAGTGTTGCCAACCAAGTTGCCGGTAAAACCAGAGCTGGCGCTGACAGTCGTAAACGCGCCAGTAGACGTGCCGGTGTTGCCGATAGGCGTGTTGTTGATCGCACCGCCGGCAATAGCCACGGAAGTGCCAAGACTCACGTTGCCGGTGGCCGTCAGGTTTGTGAACGTGCCGGCTGCGGCTGTAGTCGCACCGATAGGAGTGCTGTTGATGGTGGACGCTGTGATGGCCAAGGCCTGCAAAGCAGAAGACGCAATCAAGCCCGTGCCGGTTGAATTGACCATTGCAACCTTGTAACCGTTGCCGGTCAAAGTTGGCAGCAAGTCAAAGCCGGCTGTGATGTTTTCCAGCTCGTTGCGCATCGTCGCCGATGAGCCGGGCGAGTTTGGTGTTGGGTAAGTACCGTGTGTATAGTAGGGATTGCTCATCTGATTCCTCGACGTAAAGTGTAGTGCACGATGATGTTATTCACCGTGAAAGACGGGAGAAGATCGGAGTTTGAGGAAATGCGGATGCTCATGTTTACAGCAGTCCCGGTCACCTCAATTTCAGACGGAGCAATGTCGGTTCCGTCCCACACGAAATTGTCCCAGATCATTTCGTCCCAATAGCTAGACCGCAAATCGTTTTGATAAGTCGCGTCAATAGCTTGCGTTAGGGCCGGTGTGCGGTAACCCAAGTCATAGCCAAATTGAATTTCAGCGTACGAATCGCCGGTTATTTCAACCGATGCTTTGCGATAGCGTTTTAAGACTCGGGGCGATTTTGTTGAGTTGTAAACCAAGTTCATGTTGGCCGCGATGGCCCCGCCATCGAAGCTCGTCCCCACGTCCATTTGGTAAACGAAACCATTTCCAGACCCGAAGAATTGCACGGTTCCGCCGTTGGGAGCCTCACCGTCAATGCAACAATTGATGGTGTGCAAAAACTGAATTGGCATGCTACCAAGCACGTTGCCGTTTGAAATGGTCAGGTACAGGGCCGAGCCGTCTGAAAAGAAAATACGATACTGGCCTTTGTCCCGGTTGACCGAGCTGCCAATAGCTAAGTTGCGGTGCGCTTCAATGTATGGCCGGATGTTCATGGTCAGCGAAGCAGGCACGAAGTTACCGAAGTTCAAAGACGTGCTCATGCTGATAACGCCACGGTCATCAAGCACGTAAGACTGGTCCAAGTTCTGCGCGGTGTACGCGTAGGCGCCCGTGCCGGTGTTAAACGCTGACAGCTGAAAGTTCGCGGAGCTTGTACCGTACAGCACCGATGTGTCCTGACGGGTGTACACGCCCAAGGCGCCGCTTGATTGGTTACCCGGCAAGATCAACAGATTGGTGATCTCTGCGTTCATGGCAATTTCGCCGGCACCCAACAACGGGGTCCATTGGTACGGGTAGCCCAAAGCGCTGAATTGCAAAGAAGCGCCGAAGCTCAAAAACAAATGCTGTTTGTGAAAACAAATGTGGTTGGGCGTATCTACCGCCATGCCGGTGCGAATCGGCACATACGTTGTGCCGTCAAATTCAAAAGCGTTATTCACCCCGTCACAGCCGTACAGTTTGTAATTGGCCGTGCCGCCGCCAAAGTTGGCAATCACGGTTTCATAACGGCCACTGGGCGCCAAAGTGATTTGCGTTGCAACCGAAGCCGCGTGGGCGTGGACGGTAGAACCAATGCGCAGATTCTCGCCAACAGTAAAAGTGCCCGTAGTGCTGGACAAAATTAACTGCCCAGTTGCATCGCTTCCTGCCCAGCTGCCGTCCTCGAGCACCGTACGTGCAACGACGCCCGTGGCGGTGCTTGATTGCCCCGTTACCGTAGCCCCGTCAGGGATCTCTACGACCCCGTTGCTAAACGACAGGGTTTTGCCAAGAGTAACCGCAGCCCAGCCCGAAGACGTGGACTGGTACATAACCGAGGCTGTCGCGCCAATGTTGTTGCGCCATGCGTACAGGGTGCCGTTGTAATATCCCACACCCAGCACTGCGCCGGATCCGGGCACTACGGTGATGTCAGCTCGGTAATTGTCAGCAGCAAGGTTGCGGTAAGTCACGTCCAGCAAACCGTCAGCCGATATGCCTTGCACGTAAGTAATAACCCCTACGTTAGTCGAGCTTACGGTGATGGCTTCGCCTGTTACGAAGACGCCGGTTTCTCTGGTAATGATGACCTCGTCGCCGACTCTCGCGATGACGCGGCCCGTAGCTCCGGAAGCCAAGCCAACTATGGTGTCGCCCACTGCAACCGTTCCGGTCAGCGCGCACACAAGAATGTTGTAAACCGCAGCCGATGGGCTGGGGCGGCCATCAAAACGTTCGTAGCCCGCAATACGGGTGTAGCCGCCAGTGATCGAACACTCAAAATTAGCAGCCCGACGGGCAACGCCCGGGGGCAAAGAAAGTGTTGGGGTGACCTGATCCAAACCGCCGTTAAGGCGGATTAGATCGTAATTAACTTTGGGGGTGGTCAGTGGCATCTGAGCTCTTTAAGCTAGAGGTGGTCCGCTGATTGTGGTCGGCAGCTGATCAATGTCAAGGCGGTTCATCAAGCGTTTGAATTCAAACTCACCGCGCTGATAAACTTCAGGCGCTGATTCATAACCGCCGTAAAACATCATGGCCCTGTAAACAATCATCATCTGAAAGCGCGTAGGAAACACACTGGGCGGCGCGTCCGTAGCATCGACAAACTCAGTCGGCTGTCTGTAGTACTCACCCACAATGACGTAGGGTTGGTCAGGTATTGAGCCAAAGCCCAAATTCTTATCTGGGTCAATCGTGACGACCACTGGGCGCGCGTACGTTGTGCGCATGTTCCCGTACATGTACAGGTTGCGAAACGTCGTGTAGTCCATGTAGTTCATCAGCTGCTCGTCCATGTAGTTTTGTCCTACAGACGAAGCACGCCAACTATCACGTTTCCAGTTTCCAAAAGTAGACCCCACACCGGCTTCGGTGGGGGTATAGATTTGCTGTTGTGTGACCGTGTTGAATTGCACTGGATATCGCATCCATTGCCAGTCTTCCTTGGCTGTCTGCACATCGACCCACGCGCTATTGACCCACGCGGCGATCCTTGCGGATTCGCCTGTGAGGCCGGTAACGGTAACCAGTGGGGTGCTGGCGCCTGAGACGCCGCACTCTACCCGTGTGCGATTGATCAGCTGTAAGAAGTTCACTAGGTCACTCCTGCATTAAGCGGGTTCAGCCAATACGTTTTGAAGCCATGCGCGGCCACGAGGATTCTCGTCGCTCAGCATTTCAAAAGGATAAGCCAAACCATGGCGCGCGATCATGTCGATTTGATCAGGCGCTGCTGGGTTGCGAGTTACTTGGCTGTATTTGGTTTCCTTCATACGGGCCAAGATCTCAACGTATTTGCGACGAACGCGTGTGGGCACGCCGCGCATGATAGGTTGATTGGTTCCGTTGCAGTTGAGGATTACATGGGGCGATTGGTTTTCGTCTGTGCTGGAGTGCACCATGACTTCAACCATTTCGTTCATGAAGGCTTCGCTTGCTGCAAGCTCACGAAGGTCCACAACTTGAGAAACCGGATCAACTGTTGGTGTGTCGTCTAGGATTTCAATGCCTGCGACTACTTCTTTTTTTGCCATCTTCTATTCTCCGTTAGGTTTAAAAAACTGGTTTGCCAAAAAGCAGGCTGCCCGAAGGCAACCTGCAAAACCCTCTTGTGAGAGAGGATGG